TAAACTATTAAGATTCATAATAAAGAAATTACCATTATCATCGCAACTAATTTTAGTATATTCTCCAAAAGGAAATATAATTTCTCCTGTTATATAATCTTCTAATTGATAATATGATGTAGGTGGTAAATAATTGATATCATCGTAATTGAATGTTGCTGAAAACGTTCTTAATGGATATAATTCTCTACCTTTAACTCTAATTTTAACTTTACTATCTTTTGGATATTTTGATTTCAAATTAGAATATACCACTTTAAAATTCTCATCAGGTATTGCACTTAATGAGCCGGTTACGAATGTAGAATCATTCCAAACAATTTCCAATTTAGGTTCATATATTGTATGAGTTTCTTTTGAAAAGAATTTCAATACACCATAATCCAACGAATCTTCTTCATTTGATAACCCATGTCTTATAATGAATCCGTTATTAGGCAACGAACCACTTATCCATAAATTAACAATCCCAGTAACATCCATTCTAACATCATCTAATTCATAGTTATATGATTGGGATGCTTCTGAACCCGTATACCAAGTTCCACCTTCTGCGTTAGCAGAACCAGTAGTTCCCGCTACAAACGTAGCAGTTCCACCCAATGTGTTATCTTGCCAAGTATTAATCCCATCTCTATACTTCCAACTTATACCATCGGTTGTTATATTATCGAATTTCGTACCTGTTCCCATATTCCAACTTTGAGAAACGGCGTTGGCATAGATTGTATATTCCAATGGAATTTCCTCCGAACCCGCTGATTTCAAATTTAAATACGCTTTCCAACTACCTGTAATCTCTCCACTTGCTATGGATGCTGAAATAGAATTGGTATTGAACTTTACTAATGCTCTAGCTATATCTTTGGTATCTCCATAATATAGTTTACCTACTTCTAACAACTCATCCCTACCAGCGTTTTGGTCGGGTTGTTGTAAGTAGATACTGGCATCGAACGATGATGTGAATAGTTTATGCATTATAGTGCTCTTCCTTTTATGTCTTTGTTAGGGTATTTTACTTCGAAAACGCAAGGGTCTAAAGATGGATAAACTATCTTACCTTGAGTTGCTTGTTCTATATTATATCTATTAGGAGAATAGTTTTCTCCATTTGTATTTGATTTACATAAATTAGAAATCTTAACAGATGGCACACTCATTACACCATCTACATTTGCTAATAGTAATTCTATTTCTGAAATGTTGATTGGTTTATTGAATGTCCAATTATCTGTATTAAAATAATCTTGCAATTCTAATAAACATTTTGTGATAACTTCATTTTTGTTATAATTTGAATAACATATAATTTCAAAATCACATCCAATGTTAACAATGAATCCATCGATTATATTAACGGCATCCGTAATCATTCTATACTCACCTAAATAAGTTTTAAGGTTTTCTTTTATTGCTGGATTTAGATTTGTTAATTTCTTATCACCATCATATGCCAATACATACATATTAATTGCGAATGGGTTGTTAACCTCCGATAGATTTGATTTCTTTTGTGTAAGATATTTTACCAATTCGGTTTGTATTTCCGATTTGGTTTTATCTTTCATCCCATCAACTATACCAACAAATTCTGCTATATTATTTGGATTAGCAAGAATTGAGGCAGGTGAGTTATTATCAACCTCTCCATCAGGAGAAACATATACTTTGGCAACACTACCATATCGTTCTGGCATACTTAATGCTCTTACAATATAATCTTGTCTTGTTACTGCTCTATTTTGTGAACCAAATGTTGCTAATGCATTTTGTCTTATTTCTTCAATTGATTCTGCTCCTCTACCACCAACCGCTGATTCCAAATTTTCAACAGCTACCGATGTTTTATATGTTTCATATAAATTACGTTCTGCAATATCTGCGAATGATAATAAATCTTCTTCAAATTCTATTTTTGTCACATTGGTTAAATCGCCCGTATTAACGTTTGATTCTACACCACCTCCAACTAAATACTTAACACGTAAAGTTGTTCCGCTTGATGGAACAACTCCAAATGTATTTGTTTTTAAGAAATTAGATGGGTCGATTGATGAATTCAATCTACTAATTGAATGAGCCAATCCCAACCCAACATTTTTAGAATTTGGTAATATTACCTCATCCGGCTGACTTGAATCACCACTACCAAATTGTAAATCGATTGTGTTATCCGAATTTACTTTTACACTAAATCTATTTGGAACTTTTTGTATTTCTAAAATATAAGGAACTACCGATGAGGATGAATACAATTCACTTTTACTTTCAATATTAGCAGTTTCTACGAAAATACTTTCTTGTGCTAAATACGGAACTTCATACCACTTTTCACCATCTTGTGATGTTACGGATTCAATTTGTATTATGTTAGTATCGGTTATAGTTTTACTTGGATATTCGGTATAATCACCAAAAAACAAATCAGTTTCTTTTTGAGTAGCCGATATTGCTTTTACTTTTTTGGTAATCAAATATTGTTCCGGCTCACCAAAACTATTTCTACTATATACATCTATTTCTCTATCCGTTGGATTTGAAAAATCAACTGCATCTAATGTTCTAAATGTTATATTAGATTTAGTAGTAGATGATACTTGCATTCCATCCTTTATTCTTAAATAGTATTTAGGATTCGGGTCATACTTATCAACCCCACTACCACCAATTACAGGTATCAATTGATACACCGTTAATGTAGTTACAGCAGGAGAGGTTACCTTTGGTTTATATCCCATAGATTGTGCCAATGCTACAACGTTTTTACGTTCGGTAGCATGTGATAACATCGATTCCTTTAATTGAGTATCCTGATAAAACGATAAGATATCACCGATAGCAGCTGCTTGTTCTACAAACACCATACCTGGCGATGCCTCATTAAAATCCGAATATGTGTTGGGGAAATAAGTTTTAGTATAATCGATAAGAGTTTGCTTTAATGTTGCAAAATCTTTACCAACGTAATTTACATTCTTACTTTCGTTACCCCAAGTCTTATTTATAGGTTTAAGTCCCATTCTTAATTATTTACATTTATTTGAACTGATTCTGTTAGATTTGGATTAGATGTAAGTGCAAACTTAATATCCAGCCCAATTCTATTATTATCAATATCGTTATCATCGTAATCAAATACAATCTCTGTTACAGTTAAATATGGTAGCCATTTGGATACGGCATCCAATATAACCGATTCCACAACTGTTTCAATAGTATCAGCGGGCATCGGTTCGAATAACACTTTCCAGATATCACAACCAAATTCAGGTTGCATCAATCTTTCACCTTTTTGGGTCAAAATAAGATTTCGTAAATTATGTTTAGCTTGAGTAAGTGTTGTGTAATTTACGGCAAAGATACCACCTACATTGGAAACTTCATTGATTCCAATCCCTAATATCTTATAATTATTTTCCGTTAAATCCGTTACTTTAACTTTACCAAGCTCTATTGCCATTATCTACGTCTTTTACCTTGTTCTTGTTCTGCAAAAACTTTTGTTAATGCACTATAATCTCTAGTCAACGCTTTCATTGTTGCATCTTGTAGAGCATCGCCCGTTGATTGAATTTGCTGCGGCATAGATTGTGGGACATCTAAACTTCGGAAATCCATAGTTTCCCATTCATCATCTACACTCATAGCTGGTTGTAACATATCTAATACACTTCCGCCCATAGCTCCACCCTCTGCTCTCTGTTCTGATGAAAATGGTTGTGTCATATTAAGAATCTCATTAATCATTGGGTCTTTTGAAAATTCCTTTTTGATTTGAGGTTTCGATTGTTGAATTGGCTGCTGCTTTCTAACTTGTGGTTGAATAGCAACTTCAGTCATTTCTCTTAATGATGGAGTTGTTGTTTTCTTTTGTGAGTTCAATGTAACCGCACCAGATTTGATAAGTTTAGCTAACTCCTCTTTAACTTGCTGCTTAACTTCATTTTTTACCACTTCTTTGATAAGTGTTACTAAAATTTCTGATTTCATAATAAAAATATATTCTGTTTGTTAATAAATATAAAAAGATTAAATTTAATCTGGAACTTGATACCCATTCCACTTAACTATACCCGGAGCGGGTGGAGATGGCGGTGGATATTGGGCAATAACGGTGTATATACCCGATACAGTCATCAAATGTAGTTTTGCCGAATTGATGAATGCATTCAAAAATTGTTCTGGATTATTATTTGGTGGAACTTTGATAGGAGTCCAACTACCGGCATTTAATACTAATCCCGATGTAGTTACTATGTTCTTAATAGAGCCAGGTGCGGGTATATTTGGTGGTGGAACGGGTGACATTTTGCCACCCAACCAATATAATATAATAGCGGGCCCAACTACTTCTAAAAAAGTTAATACCTTAGCTTTTTGAGTTTGTTCCAAAAATTGTATAATTGATTCTTGCATCAGCGCAGGATTTCCTTTCACCATAGGAACTCCATTAATTGGGTCTTTACCTGATTTAACTGCTATATCATATGCTAATGTAAATGCTTTGGCGAAATCGCTAATAGTTCTATATGAGTTATTTTGCATCTGTGGTAGCAATGTAGATTTAAAATTTCCCCAAGACATATTATTTACTTAAAAAGTTTTTAGCAGATTGTATGGTTTTCAATTTACTCTTAATTGCCATAAATTGAGAAGCGTTTGTTGGTCCCGTTGATGATGGACCGGCTGGTGTTAGATATACTTGCTTTGTTATTGCATCAATCAATTCTTCCATTATTTTAACTAACTCGCCACCCAATACCATCTTTTGAACATCTGCGCCGGCTGCTCCCTCTCCTTTATTTTTTCCTAAATATATCTTACCATTATCGGAATTAAGAAATATTTGATTAGCACCCTTGGAATGTAAAGTTACATTTTTATTAGTATGTAAGTAGATATCTTTTTCAGCATCTACTGAAAAATTACCATCGGTTATAATACCAGTATTGCCCTTACCAAATACAATAAATTCACTTGCTTTTGCAGAAAACACAATTCTATCGGAATTTACAAATATCTGGTCACCCTTTAATTTATCCGAAGCTGGAAAATCTTTAAATCCAATTTTCTCCTTTTTAATAGTTTCTTTAAATGGTATTTTTACTTTACCCGAAGTAACATATACGGATGAACCATCCTTATTAATATCTTCTTCAATCAGTTCACCAATTGGTTTAGAATCTAATTCAGGATTTTGCTTATTACGAATGAAAATAGATGGGGATGATGTCTTACCATCTTCTGTTAAAAAGAACTCACTAAGACGAATTGTGTTACCAACTCTACCACTTATAATGGTATCACCCTCACTTGGTTTTAGAAACTTAATCTTTTCTTTTACTTCGTATTTCTTTTCGGCGGATTTAGTTTGAGTTGGAGTTTGGTTTGGCGCACCAGCTTTAGCTTCGGCGTAATCTTTATTCTTACCATCTCCTTTTGAAGAAGGTATATCCTTCTCCTTAGAAACTTCGGAAGTTTTATAATCTTCTCTATAATTCGGATATTGGTTAACGGAATATGGCAACCAATACATATTATTGCCTATTTCAATAATTAATACGGTTTCACCCAATATAGGATAGGTAATGTTGTTTTTATCAAATGGAAACGCATATCCTTCCTTATCGATAGCTGATTCTCTTTTGAATTCAACTGCCCCTAAAAAACGAATATCATTCTTATCGAATGATTCGTTACCATTGTATTTTTTTACAAAATCCGTATCCTTATTTAATGGCTTATCCGATTTTAGATAAACTTTAGAAACGGATGCTAAGTATGCTTCCATTATAGTTTAGTTTTTATATCATCAATTTCAACTTGAATATCTAATAACTTTTCATCTGCTTTTTTCTCAATCTCATCGATTGTTTCTTCCAAATCTGTTAATAACTGAGCTTTCTCATGCTCACTTAACCAACCATCCTCGCCAATTCCCTTAGCTTCGGCGGCTGCCAATCTTTGAGCAATTGTTGCGAGTTTAATCAAATGGTCATCATTCTTAATTGATGTATCTATTAAATCTCTAATAATAGGTGCAAGGACTGTTGCCTCACCTACATTACGAATTAATTTACGAAGAGATTCAATCATTTCCGAAATGTTTTTCTTTTTTGATTGCTGATTATCGTAAATATCTTTAAATAATGATGATAAGTTTTTACCATCAAATAACTGAAATTCTGTTGCCATATTATATTATGTTCTTCTTTACTATATAATTATAAAGTTCTTCACTTATTAGTTTATATCCTTCTTTATTTGGGTGCTGCGTTGCTCTTGTTTCAAATCTAACATCTTGGTGCTCCCATATATCTAATCGTTTAGTTTTGTTTAAGAAATCTCTAAATGTTTCTTTTCTAAACCCCCAATACGATGATTTATCGATGGTATGGGTAACATCATCCTTTTTATGTAAATCGATTAACATGGATTCAATCCCATCGCACATTATATATTTTATACCATAGTGGTTAAATAACTGCTGTAAAAAGGTTATATAATTCTGATTAACAATGTTGTAATAATTTTGATTAAATAATTCAGCTATAAAAAAGTTCTTATAATTTATAAGAAAATCATTATAGTCCTCATTATTACTTCTAAATGAATTTACAAATTTCTCCGGAGTTTCTATTAAATGCTTAACCGACCAACTAACCCATTCACCTTTTGGTAAAAATGGAACGTAATCTCTCAAAGATGAACTCCACATTATAACAACTAAATCGCCTTGTCTAATTCTACCATCCTGCACATCTGTAACAGTCTGATTGAATATCTTATTATTAGCGTTTCCACTAATACCATTATTATGAAGGGATACCCCTAATTTATCAGATAAAAACTTTGGCCACGATAGTGAGTTTCTAAATAATCGTTTATCATCTCTATCAGTCAAAGTGCTTTCAATTGATATATCGGCTCCCTCACCTTCTGTCCAACTACATCCGTATGTGTGTAATATCATAACTTACTTATTAAATAATTACCCATAATCAAATAATCCATATCACAATTAAGAAATGTATCGATTGCTGTTTGTGGGTCGTTTACCATTGTTTGTCCTCTCAAATTAAATGAAGTATTTAAAAGTATTGGAGTCCCCGTCATTCTCTTAAATTCTTTTAATAGTCGATAATACAATGGATTAGATTCTTTTTTAACTGTTTGTATCCTAGCCGATTTATCAACGTGTGTTACCGATGGTATTGATTTATAATCCGTAACCTTTACAACTTGATTCATATAAGGAACATCTTCTTCTGAATTAAAATATTTCTTATATTCTCTAT